CTGGTCATTACGGAGAGAGGTGACGTTCGTCATCTCCTGCGAGCCCTAAGGCCCGATCCCCCTTAAAACGGGGATCTCCACCCGAGCTTGATGCTGACGCGCTCGGGGCGTCCAGAACGCTCCAAGTGGTCTCCGTCAACGCTCGCAACGTCGACTTGGGCTCCTGGCGGCTCTCGCGGAAAGCGAGGGTCGCTGGGGTGCCTAACGAGACACTTGAGTAGGGCACCTTCGCCATCGAGTTTATCGATAGGCGACTTGGCACGCACGTAATAGCCCTTGGTTAGAGGGCCATGCGTATTCGGGTCAAGGCGTTGGAATTGATATCCCAACGCACTTTCCCTGCCCAATAAGGGTGAGGTTGGAGCTACATTTGGGAAGTTAATTAATAACTTCTCTAGGTAGCTATCCAACCAGCGAGTTGACTCCCACAGACCAGCCCAATAGAGCTGATTCCGTAGGGCCACCGCTGATATCACACCCTCAGCATCCTGCCGTTGTGTCGGAAGTACACATCGGACCTTGACAATGCTAACGTCATGGCCCGAGTAGTACTCCCGTCCGCAAGACTCCCTGAACCTTCCGGTCCAGTAAGACTTGCCGGTGTTAACTCGAAAACCAAAATTCTCGAGCGCATCGACAACGGACAGCACGTATTCTCTGGGGACAATAATATCGTCTCCAAAGATGCGCACCCGCCCGAGAAATTCCTTAATAAGAATCTCCCGGGAAAGTAGAGTGCTCAACTCATGTTGAATCCCAACAAAGACCACGGTCAAAAAGACCACGGCCTCAATAGGGAAACACAGAGCTGAACCCATAGACGCGAACTTGGCCAGGCGAATAACGCCATGACCAGGTACGTCAGCCTTCCGTGATCTACAAGAAAAGACCGCCCCATGCAATTCGGGGAAGTCCTCTAGTAGATAACGTACGTGCTGACTAGAAACGCGATCGGAAGCCTCACTCATATCGAGCGTGGCGAGGTCACCACTGAGTGAACCTCTCTGAGCAAGCACCTGGTTAGGTACTTGGTCATCAATTCCGATAACTGTCCTGAGGAAACCATCCTCATTCAGACAGTCACGAAACGACCGCAAAAGTGCCTGCTGCGCATATTGCATCGCAGTAGGCTCAATCGCAATGATTCGTGGCGATTTTAGCGTTTTAGGTACGGTGATGACCCTAACGGGCATCTCCGCACCGGGTTCGATGATGTTAAGCTCCTTTTGCAATTCTGTGATCCTTTCAGATCGACAGTTAGCAATAAGGAACTCTTCCGCAGGAAAATACTTGCGGAAGCGGGATGGCCAGGTTCGCTGGAGCCACTTAGCATTACTGCTTAAGCGGTCAGCGACAGTGCCTGGTCCATGCTTAGGGACGAGTCTTGCCCAGTGGACCTCTCGGTCCAACTTTGCAAAATAATCGTCGTAAAGCAAGCTGGCGATACGCTTGAATTGAACCACATCGTGGTCAAACAAGCGCGCATCAGCTTCTCGTACATCATACTCACACTGGATAAATTCTGACATCGCTCGCCTCTCGCGTTCCATGCTAACAACCTTTCGGTTATTAGCACGGGAGATGTTCCCATTGCTGGGAGCATCCGGGAGGGCGATCTTGCTAAACACCAACGTAAGTTGGCGGATCGCATAGATTGCTTCGATGTCAGGTTCATCCAGGAGCACTCCACTAGCAGTGTCAAACACACGTCCAAGGAAACCTCCCAGAAATGGGGGGAGACCAGTAAGACGCGAACCTCCTTTAAAAGAAGGCGCGTCCGAAGGGACGACAAGACCATGGTCAAGCCACTTTTGGGTAGCTTTTCCATAGTCTGCCAGGGTTATCGCCAAAAACGATAACCCCTCGTGTTTGACGCGATGATGGACAGTTTTTATGTCCATCACGGCGCTAGTGCAGCATCGTATGGCTAATTCATTAGCCATACATGACCAGAGTGACGTAAGGCTTTTCATGGCTGCCTCCTTTTCAGGAAGTTAACCATCCATAGCCCTGCGTCCGGACCTACTGCTGGCCCTCAAGGCCCTCATCGAACGGCTCGTACACACCCGAGAAAGTTATCTCGGACATGTCGATTCCGGTCGAAGCGAGGACCCTGATCCATCGCAACAGGACCTCCCTGTTCTCAGCGTTCATGCCTTTCAGCATGATGCTAAGGCCAGAGAGAGACCTGGTGGGTGACGTGTAGAAAGTGATGTCTTCCGACAACAAATTCCGCAACGTCACCTGATACGCAGCAAAGATCTGGGCAAGGCGAAACCCGTAAGGGTGCGCCTTTGCCAAGTCGATAACTGCGTAAACGGTGGCGAGGTCAATAGACCTCTCGGGTGTTGGACTTATGTCTGACTCCTTTGAGGTTATGGCCTCGTATTGGGTTAACAGTAAGCCCAGTTAATTCGCTCCCTTCTTTAAGGACACAAATTGTGACCAAAGAGAAGGGCATCCCCGACTAGGTACAACGCATCGACGATAACCACGGTCATCACTACCAACCTCTTGGTAATGATGTTATCCGAGTTAAGGTCGGTGCGCCTCCTCCCGAAATTCAAACGGGAGGATCGTAAGGACCTGTCCATTTCAGGACGGTCCTTACGGTTACCAGTCACGTGGTGAGGAAAGCAAGAGGAAAGGTGAGCCTGTTAGGACTCACCTCCCAAAAGCTTAACCATCACCGCGTTCGAGCCTGCCGTGAGCTGGGTGTTAAACCCAACCCATGCGGCCAGCTGCTCCGCCGCCGTGTACCCCGCAGGTGGGAGATCGAAGACCGTGTAAACGGACATCGACACCTCCACATTCTCCGAGGGACGGAACGGGTCAGCTGTGAGCTTCGAGAGGTCGATACGCGCCATCCGGCGAACTCGCTTCGCATAGTTATGCGAAGCGATCAGCTGGATGAGACCATCACCGGAGGTGTACTCCGACGCATTCTCTTCCACGCTTGTGCGCGGGAGAGGCGTCGTGACACCGCTGATGGTGATCGTCTGCGGATCGGCGAACGACATGGGCATCACTCCTAGGAGCTAGGTTTGCTCCATAATGGCGTTTACGTTGCACAACAACCCTACTTGCGACGGGTAATACCCAACGCAGATAGAATGGACAGTTGACGCAGGGACAAGTTGTCCCAAGTCAGTCCAAAACCGTAGGGATTTGCACGCCTCCGCATCTTTGTCTCAGTAATGAGAGACACGGAGGAGTCGACAAGCTGAGAAGCGTCTTTAAAGACGTTCTTATGCTTGCGGGTATAGGTAACCTTATTGATGGTATGTTCCATCATATACCCATACCGCATAATAAGGCTATCGTTTTGGAAATCCGACACGTTCGATATTACATCGCCCGCGTTAGAGAACCAATCGACAGCCCAGCTCCAAGGTGCTAGTTCCCAAAGGAGACTGGGATTGATGTCAAGTCCCAGTATCTGCTTTGCGAGCAGCGCTATTCTATCTACCTCATTCCGGGAATCATATCCCGTAGGAAGGTAGTAGGTAAACGCCCCTGAGAACCACCGTCTTTGGACGGTTGTCCTTTCTTGGACTAGCAAACCTTTCTGAGTGCTGGTAAGACCGCTATTCATGAACAGTGTATTAAACGGTTCATAATATACCTGAGTATTCGTATTCAGGTCGATCGGCACAGCAACTTCAGTAATGGTGGGAAATGTGTAGTGACGACGAACTACCTTACCAGCGTCTCGCTCATATTGAGCGAGAAGCTTACGAGCGTGAGTGACGCCGCCGGCAAACGACTTAATGTCGTGAACCAGAGGCTTCCACCCAAACTCAGTATTAAGGTAGTCGTTACCGATATTTCTACCGGTATCTGCCTTATGCTTCCAGGTGTCTAGTGCAAGAGATGGTAAACCATCCTTGACTAGCTCACCTAGAGCAGTGGCAAGACTAGCTACACTATTCGTGGGTTTACATCGTGAGATAGCCGTAGCTCCCAGCGCATCAAGCTGGGACACCGATGAATTAATCATCGATGGGAAAGGGAATCTCACGACGTCAGCGGCTTTAATAGCCCATACGGGGCCGGCAAAGAAAATTTGCCAGCAATCGCAGAAGCTAACTGACTGAATACTCGAAACCAAACTGACATTGGTCGGATGACCAACGACGTAAGATTTCTGAGTAAAAAAGTCACCGCCGACGTCCTCGAGGGAAGGGGCTTTTGAACGCCTCCTCCAACCAGGATGTTCCTCCGAGTCAGTTACCTGACTCCCATAGCGAGTAGTGCCATTCAGCTTGCTACTATCCCTTTTATAGGGTAGTAGCGGATAGTCCCCAGCACAAACGTGCCCGGGACAAATGAAATGGACTTCCTGTGTCTCTCCTCCTTTCTGTTGAAAGGGGAGAATGGTTCGTTCCCTACGAACCATACAGGTCACTACTCACAATGGCACCAGAGCTCCTACTGGTCTTAGGTGGTTAATTCCACCTAATTTGCGGAATTACTCCGCAGGTTGTTGCACTGCGCCGGGGCCCC